CATCAGTTCTGCAGTGTGATGGTGCTCGCCCCAACGCTGAAGGTGGCACTGGTTGAGCTAACAGTTCCACCAAAATCAATAAAGGCAACAAGCTCATCAGCAGACGATGCGCCACCCCGCGACTTGTAGATCACCCCACCAGCAGCACTGATCGTTGAAGTTGGCCAAGAGACAGCCGAGAATGCCAGCGTTACCTTGTCATTGCCCGTGTCTTTGGTGACCGTGCAGACAGTGGTATCACCACCAGTGGTGTAGCCATTGCCATTGGCTACTTCATTGGTCACATCATCCCGCTTGTCGTGCGTGTCCTTATTAGCGGTGTAGCTGGAGGTGACCAGCATCAGCATGAAGTCGTCTGTATCAAAGTCGATAGCGCCACGCGCCATGTCATCAATGCAGGAATTGTAGATAAAGCTGGCCATTGTGCCATGGTGAGTCTCCCCCAGTCTGCCCAGTCATCTGGCGTTGAATGGTCAGCCCTTGAGGGCGATCACCATGTAGGTGTCAGTTGTGCTGTCAGTCTTGGTCAAGGTACTGGTGCCTGTATCGCCTGCCGATGCCTTGACGCCAGTGGCAACGACGAATCCGCCACCATTGTTGCCAACCGAGCCGACCTCGCCACGTTCAGCGATGTCTGTCAGGTTTGCATTGGACGGAACGCCAAAATGAGTTGTGCTGCCGCTGTCATTAGGGCGGCCAACAATCATGACAATCAGCGTATTGCCAACTGTTGTGGTGACAGCAGGCACTGTTGCGGTTGTCGATGCCGTTGTCTTGTTTCCGGTTGTGGTTACATCCCAAGGATTGCCAGACGATGCGCAACCTCTAAATGTATAGATCCGTGCAAACTGATGATCGCCAGAGTCTGGCACTTCGGCCCCTGCCTCAGAAGTTGAGGCGGCACGCTTCCACCAGACCTGAAGCTTGGATCCAGTTGCATCAGCAATATCCGTCACTGGAGACCCTGGCACTGACTGCCAGCCGCTAGGTGTGGTCACGCTAATAGTTGAATCATTACCGCTGGTTTCAATTACCAAAATGCCAATGTCATCAACAGCATGAGTCGGCCATGGGACAGCATTTGCCCCTGTGAGACCACTTGTACTAACTCGAACTGTCCCCGCGGCTTGAAATGTTGGCGCTGCAGCGCCACCGCCTATGGCTGCGCCAGGCGCCAAACTTGAAGAGATGGTGATTGATGACTCTGGAATTAATGCGCTACCCGTGGCTGCACCGGCTTCAAGCATGGATGCCACTTGCACGCCAAAACCATTTGCAGTAGCTATGGATGCTGTAATACTGTATTCATAGGCAACTGCAGATTGCCCTGGCGCAAACGCAGACTCTACCTGTTGCTGTATTCCGTTTGCCGCCGCAGCGACGCCAGGGGTAAAGGCGATCACCAGCTGAGCACCCAGACCACTGAGGCTGATTGCCTCAAACGGCACGCTCTCCAGCACCACCTCCACGCTGTGGCCAGAGCAGGGGATATCGTCCACTACCGGCGGCTCGGCATATCGCCACTGGTATCCCGTTAGCGTGTAGTCCGCCGCAGCACTCACGCCACTGAGCAGCTGGGAGGGAATGGTGAAGGGCAAATACTCACCTTGCCTGCTCGTGTAGTGGCTGAGGATGCTCAGCATGTTCGCCTCCGTGAGGCTGATAAAGGTCAACCTGAGCGTGCTGGCCAGCATCACATTGGAATGCCGCACTCGGCCTTCTAGTCCACTCCATGCGCGGAATGCGGTGTGCGGGTATTCACCAGGGGTGAAGACCCGAGAGCTTGGAATCAACGCAGGAAAGGCGGTCATGGCAGAAGCGGGTCGTTTGGATCAAACCCTGGCGCATAGTTGCCAGCCCATGTCGCTGCAACAGTTGATCCATCGTTTGAAAACTCCCAAGTCCCTGCGGCAATCTGCAGCTTTCCTGTTCCGTCTGCGCCGTTTGACGCGATGGCAAGCGTTTCAATAAGTGATCCGGTTGCGCTTACCCTCTGCACACCGGCAAACCCCTGCCTTGACGAGACAGACTGTGTTGATGTGTATGTGACGCCGCTTGTCCAATCTGGCGCGGTACCATTTGGCGTCACACCTGCAAGACTTGCGTATCGAACTCTCAGCTTTTCACCATTTGCGATGCTAACCCAAGCAGTTGTTGTGCTGATTGTCGCTGGCTGTGCGAACCAGCCATTACTCCAGCTCACACCTGACCATCTTGCATAGCTGTAAATTGACGGATCGAATACAAGTGTCGTGATTGGATCCGTCCTTTGCTCTTCCCCTGTCGGGCAAGAAACCCGGAATGACACGAACTTGCCATTCCAGTCGCCACCAAGTTCTTCTGGCGGCGTGATCGGGATGCTCCATTCCACATCCTCCTGCACTATCGCGTTGGCTTCATCACCAACCACGCCAATGATCCGCGTAATAGTGCCGCCTTCACACACGCCTTCTGGTGGGATGACCGCTTCACCAATGGTGGGTGTGCCCTGTACCGGGCCAAGTGCTGTGGCGTCCTGACCATCAGAGGGGTTGGCAGCAACCTCACCAATCCCACCGCCACCGCCAGAGCCGCCACTGGACCCGCCACCGATATCGTCAATATCAATGTCATCAAGCACGATATCCTCGCCGGCATCTACGGCTACATCCGTTCCGATATCAAACCCACCGGGATCAAACTCATCACCTGGGATGATGAACGCCTCAGTGGGGATAGTGTTGTCCGTAGGGGAGTTGATATCGCAGCCTACGCCGGTGGCATTGGTATCCAGCAGAATGCCGGTGCCTGTGGCATTGGCCACCAGCAGCGACACGATGCTGCGGTTCTGGTCATCAATCGGGAAGTGGCTGCATTCGTAGCTCACGTCCCCGGCAAGCGTCTTGCTGATCCGCTCCACCTGGTACAGGTAGTCATGGCTTGACTGGCCACCACCGCTGGCCTGCCGGCTCAGCTTCACCCGCACAATGTCGCCCACCGTCAGGATGCGATTGTGCGCCTGGGGCCTGGCAGCAAACCGCACCGTATGGGTCACATAGGTGCGGCGAGCCAGGATGTAGGCACCCACCTTCACGGCATGCAGCTCGGTGGTGCAGAACTCGCTTAGGTCATGCGACTCGTACGGGCCTGTCTCAGCCGTATTGATGAACCGCACCTCAGCCGTGCGGATGATGGCAGCATCATCCTCGAGCTCTTGCCGCCAGGTCATCTGCGCCACAAACGGCTGCCGGTCGGCCCAGCTGGTGTACTCAATCTCAAAGGTGCCCGGCAGGATCAGGCTTTCATCGAAGACGTACTCAGGCGTGATAGCCGTGGTCTTGAGGGTGCCGTCATTGTTGACCGGCAGCAGGGGCCGCAAGCCTTTCTTTCCGCCCACATTGCTCTCGCCCAGCAGGAAGTACGGCGCCCAGCCGGCGATGAAGTCGCTGTAGTTCTGCGCGTCCTGAATCCAGCAGTTGCACAGGAATTGGTTGGCCTCGAGGAAGGTGGCCGCACTGGTGAAGGCTGCCGTATCAATCAACGCGGAAGGCACCCGGCTGCTGTTGATCAGCATCCAGCGCACCAGGTCAGCGAAGTTATCGCTTGGCCCGGTGACGCTATCCGTCAGCCGGGTGACCCGCATCCCGCCGCGGATGAAGATATGCACCTGCCGCTTCCACTGGTCAAAGCCATCAGGGATGGTCACCTGAAAGCTGAGCGTGGTCATGCCTGGGTACAGGCCAATCGAGCCGCAGATGTAGCTGGCTTCCGGCTTGTCGTACCCATCCCGCTCCACGATGTAGTTCCCCGGCAGCCAGGTGCCAGCGCGGCGGTTGTAGGTCTGGGTATGGCTGCCCACACGGCAGGCTCGCTGAAACACATCCTTCACCGGGATGGAATCCATCTGGCCCTCGCCCAGCACCAGCAGATACGACGCAGTGACCGCATTGCTGGTGTCGTTTTCAAACCGGCATTCCGATGCACCAGGGCTGATCAGGATCCCACCAGCACCATTGCGCCTGCGGGCGAAGACGATGGGCACCGGTTCGCCAAACGCAATCGAGCGCTGATCCGTATCCAGCCGGCCACCACCGGCGGCACCATCCTGCTGTGATGGGTTGGGCACTTGGCCCGCTTGGATGGCAAGCAGGGCAAGCGGATCGGATGCCTTCAGCCAGCTCATAGCCTGCACCCCTTGCCCATGATCTTGGTGGTGAACTTCCGCGGCGGGACCTGCGCACCCACCGGGCTAAGCGCATTGCCCAGCTGAATGCTCATGCTGGTGAGCCCACCACTGCCGCCCACTACCTGGCCAGTGAAGGCTGCCACCAGCTCCTGCGCAGTCTGGGGTGTGCTGTTGCCCAGGATGGTGTCGAACTGGTAGATGCTCAGATCCACCAGCCGGCCCCTGCTGATCGCTGCCTCAAAGGCTTGCATCACCAGCGTGGTAGCTGGTGCGGTCACGGTGATATCGGTCTCATCGCCACTGATGCCAGCGGTGATGCCATCCGCGATGAAGGGCACGTACTGCCAGCTCTGGCTATCCCATGACACAGTGCTGCCGCCGTAGTAGCTCTGCCACCGCTGGAAGGTGATCCCAGTGGTGTCATAGATGCGCAGGTACTGGGATTGTGCCCTGGCCATCAGGCTCTCCCCAGCGCGATGCGTGCGGCAGGTGTCCGCAGTCTGCCGATCACCCCATCAGCGGTGACGCGCATGGCCTTCTCCAGATCCTCCATGCGCACGTAACGCTGCCCGTCAAACTCGAGCACCGGCCCGGTAGTGATATTGATCACCGGCGCCCGGCTGCTGCTGCCGCCACCGCTGGAGGAGGGGATCACATCAGCGCCGCGGGAGCCGGTAAGGAACCTGCTCGAGGCGGTGGCCATCTTGCTCTCGGGAACGATATATTCCCGCTCGCCACCTTCACCCACCATCGCCAGGGTGGGTCGATTGACCGTACCTCCTTCAGCAAAGGCCGGCACGGTCACATAGCCCAGCTGGGGGATATCACCCGCTACCGGGATGCTGTTGTATCCACGGATGACGTAGTTCACCAGCTCAATAACTGAGTTGATGGTGTTGGCAATGTATTGCAGCATGCTGCGGACCACTGACTTGATATTGTCAGTCATGGTTGTCCAGATGCCCTGCACTGCGCTGGCTAGTGATTCCATGGCCGTTGGCATGAACTCCATCACCGTTGTCCATGCTTGGCTGATTGGGTCGGTTACATAGGTAGTGAATGCGGTTGCAATAGTTGACCAGACTGCTTGCAGGGCAGTGAACCAAGTATTGGCGGCGGTGCTTATCACCGTGCCAACGGTTTCAAGACTGAAGCCCACAAAATCGACCAGGCCATTCCATAGTCCGGCCCAGAACTCTCTGATTGGCTCACCCCATTCCCACAGCCAGCTGACAAACTGCATCAGCGGCTCACGGAACATGTAGGCCATCGCCACCACCGCAGCCACTGCCAGCACGGTCCAGCCGATAGGGCCAGAGAAGAACGCCAGCAGCCCAGGCACCAACGTGCCACCAATCCAGGCCAGCAAGCCACCTAGCGCCGCCTTGATCGCCACCACGGCAGGGCCTACTGCCCCAAGCCAGCCGGCAATCGTGGCACCTATCTGAAGGCTGCCCAGCAGCATCAACGCATTGCCAATGCCTGTGATCACCGAGGCCACCGGCCCTGCAGCCAAAGCCAATGCACCTAGCGCCACGGCTGTGGTCTGAATCGGAGCCGGCAGCTTGGTGAACACGATCAGCGCGCCGGTGAGCGCCTCAATGAACGGGGTCAACACCGGCAGCAACCGCTCCCCCAGCGTTGTCCTCAAATCCGCCAGCGCCTTCTCGTACTTCATCACCGCCGGCGGGGGCGGCGGGACGATCTTCTGCAGCTCAGCCGCTGCCTGAATCATCACGGCCGTCGTGATCTTGCCCTCGCTGCCCAGCTTCTTGATCTGTGAAGCTGAGACCCCCATCACCTTCGCGATCGCCTGGCCAATGGCCGGCATCCGCTCCATGATCGATCGCAGTTCATCGCCCTGCAGCGCACCCGAGCCGAGTGCCTGGCTCAACTGCAGCAGAACCTCGCTGGTGTCGTAAGTCGACAGCCCCACCTGCCGGGCCGCCTTGTTCACCCCGAAAAACACCGTCTCGATGTCCTTCAAGCTCACACCCATCGGCCGCAGCCGGCCGTAGAGATCTGTCACGGCGTTCTGGGCTTCGACATTGCCAAGAGCAAATTGCTTGGCTGCCCTTGCTGCTACCTCGGTAACGCCATCCACTTCCCCATAGCTCTTGGCCAGGGCATTGATGCGGACTGATGCAGCTTGCGCCTCAATGCCTGCATTCAGCAAATCACGGCCAAGGGTGACCAGCCCTACGGTTGCAGCCACATCGGCCACACCCCGCAGGGCACCTTTCATCTGGCCAAATGGAGACAGCGTTGCCCCAGCCTTCTGGCCAATGCCAGACAACTCTGCACCAAGCCGCTGCAATGCATTAGTGCCATCAACCTTGGCAACAATGCGCAGAACAGCATCCATATTGAGTGCCATCAGCCTTTCCTCCCTGCAGGCTTGCTGGCAGTCTTAGCCGCTTTGGCTGCCTGCTCGTTGATCAATTCCTTGGCGCGGCCTTCCATGATCTGCAGATCCTCGAGTACCTGGCGTTTGTTATCCACAGCGTAAAGATCCATCAGCTGCAGCACCACGCCATAGTCCATCCCCATCACGCCACTGCTCATCGTGCGCCATTGGGTCTCGCATCGCAGGAACATGAGCACCGCATCCTCATGCTCTGGCCACACCTCATACTCAACCGGCTGCAGCATCCGCTCTGGCAGGGCTGATGCATCCGCCCCATACGCTGCCAGGTCAGCCAGCAGCTCATCGTTTACGCCGCCGTCACCGTGAAACCAGTGATCAACGGCGCCTGTCAGTTTTTTCTCTTCGCCACCTCAAGGCTGTTGAACCAGCCCAGAATGATCTGAGCGGCCACCATCTGAATCTCCAGCACCTGCTCTAGGGCTGCTTCGCTGAAAGGAATCTCCTCGCCGGAGTCATCTTGCACGCCAGACCATCCGACCAAGATCTCTTTGGCTGCATCCTTCATCAGAAGGATCTGATCAGGATCAATGTCGGCCCGTTCTTGCATCTTGAGCTGGGTTGCCAGCTCTTCTGTCCGTGACTGCGGCAACCTGCGAAACTCTGCGTCGAAGGTGTGCTTCTCCTTCTTGCCGCCATCAATAGGCAGAAGGATGGTGACAGGCCACTTGTATGTAGCCGACTGCTTCAGGACAAATGCCATCTGTTGTCAGGGGTAAGGAGGGAAGAAGCGTGCTGATCAGGTCAGCGTGATCGTCATCTCGTCATTGCCAGCCGAGGTGGGAATCGGCATAAACGGCAGGTTGAGCATCATCACGCCATCTGAGTCTGCGTAGCTGGGTGAATCCAGATTGCAGGTGGGGGCGTTGAAGGTGACGATGTTGCCGGCGGTCTGCCCGTGCTGCCAGGTGATAGCTCCCAGCGTCTGGGCCGACACGGCAGCAAAGAAGTCCTTTTGCCCAGCACTGGAGCCCACGATGGGTGCCTCGATGCTGATCTCCCCAGACGGTGCCCGCTCGGTGATAAGCACCTGCTGGGTGCAACCGGCCAGCTGACGGAAGGGGGTCTCATTGCCCAGATCCAGGCTGAAGCTCTCAAGGCAAGCCGAGAAGCTAAACGCCGACACTGCCGTGGTGTTGACGCTGTTCACCACCACCGGATCAGCCTGGTTGTCGAAGGTGGGCGTTGCAGCTGATGCAGCGGTGACGGCGTTGTAAATCCCCATCATCTGGAAGCTGATCTTCGGGATCTCACCAGCGTTCAGGTTGAACGTGGCCGTACCGCGGCACCCGGTAACAAGATGCTTGTTGCCGTCAGCGTTGAAGTCCAGCGTGACGCTGGAGAAGGTGCCGCTCACCGGCGTGTAGATCACATCCGTGCCAGGGGTGCCGCCTTGGGCAAAGCCGCAGGCCAGCAGGATGCGGCCCCACTTGGGTGCAGTCCCAGCAGTACCAGAGCCGGCCAGCTCCACGTCAAAGTTCACCTGGGCCATGCGCTGCCCCACCACCTTCTCTGAGTTGCCCAGATACGGTGTGATCAGCTCACGATCCAGCAGTTCAATCTCGAGGGGCGATACCTCAAGGTTGGACACCAGCAAGGCATCAGCACCCTGCGGTGCTGCGCTGGTGCCATAGGTTTCTTCAGTCTTCGCCAGCAGCAGGCGCTTCCGCGTTAGCAGTGCCATCGTCGTTGGTGGTTACGGTTTCCGGCTCAGATGCCGCTGGCGGTGCAGGCATGGTCTGGCTTTGAAGCACCCACTCACCCGTTGCAGGGTCGATCAGATAGATGCCACCTTCTGATGGCATCTTGGCCGGCGTGGGAGTTTTCTTGGCCATCAGCTTCTGCTCGCCTCCGTCAACCTATGGACAGCCCTCAGCTGCTCAGATCCGTAACACCCGTGCGGTAGCGGACGGTATAGGTGCAGACGATCCA